ACCACTACATTTATCGCTGAAACAGCTAATACTGTCAATTTTGCTTCAGGAACAGGTCTATTAGGGTTCAATTCCTTTAACGCTGCGAATCAAATTGCTGGTATTTTTGGTCAAGCGCAGATAATATTTAAAACATCGGAATACGCATTTTTAGGAGGTAACGTAGTATGAGTTTTTTACCTAGTTTATCTCCAGGCAATGTTACAAGTACACTGCCGACTGATGCGGTATTTGATATAAATGATAGTTGGAGTCGCCCTACCGAATGGGTAGATTTGAATGTACCAGACGGCGTACCAGAAAAGATCATTGGTTTGGTTGCCGTTTTTCCAAACGAAAGAGCTGCACAAAATTATGTAGCATTTAATTTAGATACTGATGACGGCTCTTCATACACTGTTGATTGGGGTGACGGCAATGTTGAAACAGTGGGTCATAGTGTTACATATCATCACGTATATGATTATGACAATTTGCCTTCTAGCACAGAGTTTAGAGGATACAGACAAGCTAGATTTGAAGTTACGTTAGGTGCTGGAGTAAAGTTTGGCACATTTGGTGGCAGTGCTGGTCAAATCAATTTTGATGTTGATGGTCCATATGTAACATATGCTAATTATGGCTTTAGATCAGGCCAAAACATTTTAGATCTATTTGTAAGTTCTTCAAATGCTACGACTCATACGATTAGTTATAATCGATCAATGAGAATGGCCGAACAAATTGAAATACGAAACACACCAAGCAATAGGTTAATAAACCCAGAAAGGCTTTATGTGGGTTGTCGCTCTCTAAGATCTATACCCTTTGCGCCTTATATTCGAAATGCTGGTTCAGAATCATACGCTAGAGCGTTCACTATGTGTCATTCCTTAACGCATCTTCCAGATGATTTTGCTAGCGCAGACAAATATTGGTTTAAAAACCCAAGTACAATGCAGGAAACTTTTCGATATTGTTACGCTCTTAGGTATCTTCCCGAAGGTTTGTTTGGCAATGGGATGCTTACATCCTGCTCTAGCTTTTATCTTGCCTTTGCTGATTGTAGAAATCTAAAATATATACCATACGTTGGAGTAAGGAATACTGGTAATGTTCGCATAGACTATATGCTTTATAATTGTTTAGTTTTAAGCGCTATCCCTAGAGGGTTTAACATAAACAAAATAACCAGTAATGGGATTGGTAGGTTATTTCAGAGCTTGAGAGAGTGTTATGATTGGTCAGCCTTTGCCGACCAAGGAGGGCTTGATGCTATCGAGCGAACAAGCAATTTTGATATGTCTTATGCTTTTTACAACTTAGATTCTTTAAAAGTCTTTCCGTACTTTGGTCAATTCACGAGAGCTAGTAACGCGACAGGTATATTTTATGGTGGAACACAAATAATACGATTTGATTCTCAATATACACATTTGGACTTCACAAATTGTACTGATATGCAGGATGCATTCAACAGCATGCAGTCTTTACAAGAACTCCCGCCGATACACGTTAATAATTTAACGAATGGCAACTCTTTGTATAGGACGTTCTATAACTGTGAGTCCTTAACTGCAGTAAAATTTGTAGGGATGAATGCTGGCCCAAGTAATGGTGAATATTATCAGTGTTTTTATAACGCAAAATCGTTACAATACATTGAAGGTATAGATTTCTCTTATGCTAATGATGGTGGGGATTACAGCAATACATTTGGCAGTGCTAGAAACATAAACTATATTAAATTTCCTGGAGGAGCAACAGACGAAACAGGATTTAAGTACAGTGTAGCATTACAATATTGCCCTTTAAATAGAGAAGCTATACTTGAAATCTTTAATCACTTATGCACTATCAGTCATTCAGCGACACTTAACTTGAGAAACAATTCTTTTACATCAAGTTTGACTGCTGCTGATAAACTTATAGCAACAAACAAAGGCTGGACACTATCACTTTAATTATGGAAGAAGAAAAAGGATTTTATAAACTAGAAGTTGGAGCAAAGAGATCATTAGTACTCTTTTCAACTCATTTAGAGAGTAAGAATTTTACTTTAGATATTAGTCTAAAGGACACGTATGATTACCCAGTTGATGGATGGATATACTGTGATACTCTAAACGGAGCGTGTGAATCCTTTAGTATAGATCCAGAGGAATTCAGAGAAGAGCTTTTCCCTACTGACGAATTTGCAGAAATCGTATAAACTGTATATATCAAAAACATAAATTGTATAAATAGAACCATGGAACAAACAGAAAAACTCTTTAACGCTCTAGTATCTGGAGATTCTGATGAGATTCAATCTTCATTCGCTACTGCAGTTGGTGAAAAGATGCAGCAAGCTTATGATATTCGTAAGGTTAGAATCACATCTGATGTATTTAACAAGCAAAAAGAAGCTAAATGAAATTAATTACAGAACATCTAGACTCAGTTCAGTATATTACTGAAGCAAACGATAAAGGTGAAAAGAACGTTTTCATCGAAGGCGTTTTTATGCAAGCGGAGCAACAAAACCGCAATAATAGAATTTATCCTAAAGATGTACTAACAGAAGCAACTGCTAAGTACATTAAGGAGCAGGTTAAAACTGGAAGAGCTGTCGGTGAGTTGAATCACCCAGATGGTCCTCAGATTAACCTTGATAAAGTTTCACACAGAATTACCGAACTTAATTGGAATGGTAATGATGTTGTTGGAAAAGCACTAATCCTTGACACACCGATGGGTAAAATTGTGAAAGGTCTCGTTGAAGGTGGCGTTAAGCTTGGTGTTTCAAGTCGTGGTATGGGTACTGTTGAGAGAAGAGAAAACAAAACATATGTTAAGAATGATTTTATTCTTAATACAATTGACATTGTTCAAGATCCCTCTGCACCGTCAGCCTTCGTTGAAGGCATTATGGAAGGTGTTGAATGGATTTGGGATAATGGTCTTCTAAAACCTCAGCAAATTGAACAATATGAGACAGAGATCAGAAAAGTATCTTCAGGTCGCCTCGCTGAGGCACAAGAAAATATTTGGCAAGATTTCCTCTCCAAACTCTAATCTATAAAGAAAGTAAATATATGTCAAAAGAAGATATTATTGAAGACATCACTGAAGAAGCTTTGCTTGAAGATCAGGAGCTTGTGCAGGATACATCTGCCGAAGAAGTTACTGAACAACAAAGCTATTCTGATGCAATTAAAAGCGTTCTTCTAGGAGAATCTAAAGCGTCTAAAAAAGAATCTGAGTCCGAAGAGGACGAAGATGAAGAAGAAGACGAAGAAGATGATATGGAAGAAGGATATAAAAAGAAAACTGAAACTAAATCTGAAGAAGAAGACGAAGAGTCTGAAAAAGAAGATGAAGATGAAGAAGAAATGGAAGAAGCTGCTCCTAAACCTACTGCAAGCGGTTCAGCTACAGATGCTGTTGTCGTTAAAGATGCAGAAGCTGAAGCTGCTACTACTGCTGCTGAAATTAAAAAGTCAGAGCCGAAAGCTGCTACTACTCCAAAGGGTACTGGCAAAGCTGCATCGGTTAAAACACCAGATGAAGCAGATTCTGTTAAATCAGTTGATAAAGCTGCTAAAACCTCACCTAAGTCTACAACAGAAGATCTTGATATTCTCATTTCTTCTGAAGCAAACTTGACTGAAGATTTTAAAGCAAAGGCATCGACATTGTTCGAGGCTGCTGTATCCCAAAAGGTAGTTGCTGAGAGAGAACGCTTGCAAGAAGAACACGCGCAAAATCTAGTTGAAGAAGTTACTGAAATCAGAGAAAGCCTTATTAACAAGATCGATGACTATCTTAATTATGTCGTTGAATCCTTTGTTGAGGAAAATCAGGTTGCAGTAGATTCTAAACTTCGCACTGAAATTGCTGAAGACTTTATGGGTTCTCTTAAGGATCTGTTTGTTGAAAGCTATATTGAAGTGCCTGAAGCAAAGACTGATCTGTTCGATGAACTTGAAAAAGAAACTCTAGAGGTTAAAGAATCTCTAGAAATCGCTAGTAGCGAAGTGTACGACCTCTCCGAAAAGGTTGAGGAACTAACTCGCGCTAAGATTCTTGCAGAGCAAACTAAAGATCTTGCTTCTACACAAGTAGAAAAAATGAGATCTCTTACTGAAGAAGTTGAATTTGTATCCGAAGAAGCATTTGCTGAAAAGGTCGCAACTATCAAAGGTTCAGTATTCAAATCTTCTTCAAAATCAGAAGACATCGTTGAAGATGTAGATTCAGAAACTGAAGTTATCGTAGAGGGTGAATCTGGTATTACTAATGAACATGTCTCTAACGACATGAAGAAGTACCTGTCAGCTCTTACACGAATCAAAGAAAATAACCCAAACGGTAAATAATTTACCACACTTAGAACAACAACAAATAGAAAATATTAATATGTTTAATTCAGAAACAGACATGAAAAAGTGGGCGCCAGTGCTTGAGCACTCAGACGCCGCTCCTATCAAGGACAACTATCGTAAGGCTGTTACAGCTAAGCTTCTTGAAAATACAGAAATCGCTCTTAAGCAAGAGTCTTCTGCATACGGTTCTCTTAACGAGAATCAATCAACAGGTGCTGTTAGCAACTTCGATCCAGTTCTTATCTCGCTTGTACGTCGTGCAATGCCTAACCTTATCGCTTATGATATCGCAGGTGTTCAGCCAATGAGCGGTCCTACTGGCCTTATCTTCGCAATGAAGAGCCGTTATAACGACGGTGCTCAGGAGTCTCCAACTAATGCTAATATCACTACTGGTGATACAGAAGCTCTCGGACTCGCTGAGCCTGATACAGCTTTCTCTGGTACCGCTACAGGTTCTCTTGGTGGTGTTGACGGTATTGGTAAAACTCTGGCAGCTGGCGAAGCTCTCACTGGCGCTGGTTTCGGCGACATGGGTTTCACAATCGAAAAAGCTACTGTAGAAGCTAAGACACGTGCTCTTAAAGCTGAATACACAATGGAGCTTGCTCAAGATCTTAAGGCTATCCATAACTTGGATGCTGAATCAGAACTTGCTAACATCCTCTCGACTGAAATCCTTGCTGAAATCAATCGCGAAGTTATTCAAACAATCAACGCAGTTGCAAAACCTGGTTTCCAGAATGACGCTGCATCTCCTAATGTTCCTGTCTTCGACCTTGCTACTGATGCTGATGGTCGTTGGGCGGTTGAGAAGTTCAAGAGCCTTATGTTCCAAATCGAGATCGAAGCAAATGAAATTGCTAAGGAAACTCGTCGCGGTAAAGGTAACTTCCTCGTATGTTCAAGCAATATCGCTTCAGCTCTTGCAGCTGCAGGTGCTCTGGATTACGCTCCAGCTCTTGCAACAAACCTTCAAGTTGACGACACTGGTAACACTTTCGCAGGTGTTCTTAATGGTCGCACTAAGGTTTACATCGACCCATATGCACTTACCGATTATGTAACAGTTGGTTACCGCGGTACTAACCCATATGACGCTGGT